TGTGATAAGTTCTCACTAATCATCGAAGAAGGATACAGAGAAGAATAATCTAACACTGTAACAGGGGTTTCTAAATAAATACCAGGATTTGGCGGAAGTACAATCGCACCTTCATAACCACCTTCATCTACTTCTTCTTCCGAGTCTTCATCATATCTATATCTACCTTTCTTTTTCTTGGCTTCTTCTTTTTCTTCTTCAGATAATGGTTTCTTCAAATCTGGAAGAAGGAAATCAAATTCCTTACATTCCTTTGAAACCAAGGAGAAAATCTTTACCCCCTGTCCTCTTAGGAAAATGTAAGAAAGTGGAACACTACATACATTTGCCATACCAATATTATTGGATATAATACTTAGTTTATTAATAAGTTTATTACATAAAGCACAATCCTGAATACAATATTTGGCAACAATTTTCCTTCCTTCAGCATCTTGCTTCTGAAGACGGAAAATGTCCTTGGGTCCAATATCATCTTTGGCAAGACGCCAAGAAGCTTTATTTTCTAAAATTGTCTTATCTATTTCTTCATTCAGAGTAATTGTATCACCTTCTTTTTTAATAATATAGAATTTTTTACCTTCTTCATATTTATCATTTTTCATAAAGATAGTGATATAATTACCCTCGATAATATCATTTTGGTTTCCAATTTTAAGAACATTTCCGAAGTTTTCTTCTTCTCCCGATTTAATATCCTTGATAGAACCACTAATGAAATTTTCTGCCACTGAATCTAATTTATAAGAACCCAATTTATGGTCTTTCTGGACTACCTTGAGTAAATCTATACAAACGCGACCTTCCATATTGATAAAAGTCAGAATGTTTTCACCTAGAGCAGAAGAAGATAAATTCTTTTCAATCAATTCCAAGTCTTTATTTCCCATTCTACCTAAAGTTCCCATTTCATAAATTATATCAAGTTCTTCTGCTCTTTGATAGATAAACTTGAAATCGAAACCAAATATATTATATCCAGTTACAATATCTGGGTCTAATTCCCTTACAAATTTAGCCCATTCAATTAATACTTGTTGTTCCGTTTTACATGGAACTACCACTGCTCCTTCAATAGGATTACAAGTATCTAAAGTAATAATATGTTTTAAGAAACATTCCTGTTCTCCATATCTATGAATGGTTGAACCAATTTGAATTACTTTATCACCTTCCAATTCAGGAAGAGAATCATCTAGTAATTCTGTAATCTTTTCTACTAGAATATCACGAGTAATAATTTTATTGAGAATAGTCTGATAGGATATACCTATTTCTTTACCGACATCCATAGCAATACTCTCCAAATATTCAATACTTGATTCTGCCCAAATTTTCTTAGTTTTATCCACAGAAGCACGAAGTTCTTTATTATTTTCTTCACGCTTTATTTGAATAAATAGATATTTGGTCAATTTTGGAAGAATACCTTTAAGATCTTCTTTCTTGGGTTTTCTATTTTCTTTTGTATACGCAAAACTAATTTCTTCACTATTTTCTTTTTCTTTAAATGCCAAATTAACTAATTTCTTGACGTATTTTTCTCTATCATCAAATTCATATTTTTTCTTAAATTTTTTATGAATATTATCTAGAAGTTCTGCTCCCAATTTTTTATAATTTTTCTTGGCAAGTGGAAAGTCACCGTGACTGGAGTCACATTCAATATCAAAAGATAATGTTATAAGTGGTAGAATGTGCGTATTTGAATGCGATTCTACTTTACTCCACTTGGCAGTAATTTCTGCTTGGCAATAAGTACTCTTAATTTTATTAACAGTATATTTTTCAGCGGGTATCATTACCCACCCGGAAGGTTTTATGTCTTTAATATGACAAAATCGAATAAAAGGTTCAATAGTTGTTTCATATAGAGCATATTTTGTCTTCTGTGTATTAACTCCTTGAATATAGTGTTTTTTTTTTAATACATAACTATAAGCACGCATGGCTCTTGTATTTCTGAATGTTAATTTAAGAAATTTCATTTTTTCATTATTAGTAAATCCGCGAAATTTTACTCTATGTAGAGTTTTATAATTGACAAGTGAGTCTTTATATATTTTTTTAGTTTTAGATTTAATGTATTCGATAAATAATTTAATTTTTATACTATTCCATGATTTTGGAATGTTTACATAAAATCTAGGTTGAAAATCTGTAACTTTAACAGAAATTGATTCATTTTTTTCGTTGATACCGAAAATATTAATAACATATTTACTATTATCAGTATCTTCTTCTAAATCTGAATCATCTGGTACCTCATCATAACATTGCCAATCATTAATCTGAAAGATAATATCTTGATTATTATTTTTTAGTTGTTTATTAGGTTTAGTATTTCGTAAATCCATACTGATTTATAATCCTAGATTAAAAAAATTTCAATTTTTAATTTTAAATGATGAATTAATTTTTTTCTCCCCTTAAATTATATGAAAGATTTCACCTCATTTTTTATATGTGTCATCTTAATAGTAATTATATATATTCATTTCGAAAACAAAGTTAAAGAAGTTATGTATACTAAATCGTCCGTTGACAATAGGGAATATTTAGTTCAAAATAATAAAGATAAAAAAGAAGCCGCAGATTTACTGGCTACAATTAGGAAAAATTTAATTACGTTATCTAATGAATTGAAGAAAACAAATGAAAATCAAAAAGATGTACAGAGAATGATAGATAACTTTAATCCAGACAATATTACAGAAACCGATAAAGATAGTAAATATACTTCATATTCAGTTAATAAAGGAGAGAAAATGGTATTCTGTTTAAGATCTAGAGATGAAAAAAATAATTTAGAAGATATAAATACTATGATGTTCGTAGCTATACATGAATTGGCACATACTATGACTAAATCTATTGGTCATACAGAAGAATTTTGGGATAATTTTAGAACACTACTTAAAAATGCCAGAAAATTAGGTATTTATGAAAGAGTAAATTATAATGAAAGTCCTAAATCATATTGTGGAATTAAAATTACTGATGACCCTGAAAATTATTCATAAATTTTATTATTTTTTATATTGATTATTTTATTCGAAATCTTGATTTCTTCAAAAAGTTTATTTTGATTATTTTATTCGAAATCTTGATTTCTTCAAAAAGTTTATATTGATTATTTTTTTTCAAAAAAAGTTTATATACATATTATAATATGAATATAAATGAAATTCTCTTCACACCTAAATTTTGTCTAGATATTTTTAAAGTAATATATAAGAAAAAGGATTATCTTTTTTTAGGTAGATTAACAAAAGAGGAATTACTGATTGTAAATAAAATTAAAGATAAAAAATTATTATCCAAAGAAGAAAAAGATATTTTAAATTTAAGATATGGTAGTAATGGTGTTGAAATATTAAAATATAAAATAAATAATGATACAATTTTTATTGAGGAGAGCATTTGTCTCAATGATAATATTAAAACAATAAAAGAAAAAATATATCATAAATTGAGTTTGAATTATGGTAATGGAATATTGGAAACACAAAAACAGTATTTATACACTAGAAAAATTTTTGATTATGACGCTATTACAAGTATCATACCTAATTTATTTTCAGGAAACAGGAAGAGATTACCTAAAAAGGATATACTTGAAAATTTAGTTAAAATTATGGAAGTTAAAGATTTAAAATTAGACCAGAGTGAATATACATTAGAAGAATTGCAGAATTATTTTATAAAATTAGTAAATTTCAAAAGTTATTTATTTTATGATATTGGAATATCTCAATATTATGTAAATCAGAGTAATGGAAAAATTATCTGTGATTATATTGATTTAACCAAAAATAAAGATGAAGATAACGATTATAATGAAAGACCAATTGATAATAATTATAAGATTTTTAATAATATTATTAATCAAAATAAGTATGACTCACTTTTTGATGTGGTTATGAACCAAGATATATTTTTACATTATCATGACGATATAAAACCTACTCTTAAAAATTATGATTATATAATTAATAGATATTTTAGGTTTATAAAGAGAACAAGTAATTCAATTTCTAATATTGAAGAATTGGAAAAATTGTATCAACAGCATTCGGTAATTTATAGAAAAATTTTAGATAATAAAGATTTTTCTGGAAAATACCTAAATAATATCAATTTTGTAAAATTAAATAAAAAAAACATTATTAAACTAAATATTGATTTAGTTGGTCTATATCATTTACTTGAAACAAATGAAAAATTACCATTCATCAATATTAAACACTATAAAATACAAAAACAAAGATTAAAGAGGACTATTTTATTTAAACTTCATAAACAAACATTTAATAGTAGGTCTAATATAAATGCTAAAACATTAGATAACTGGAAAAATGGTATTTATGATATGGAAACTAATGAATATGATAACTCTGAAGAAGAATTATTTAGAGAGGGTAATTACCTAAATTTAATTTTCAAATATGAAAATAATTACCTAACTTTTTATCTTAATGAAACTGGACAGATATTGTGTATTTTTCCTATTTTAAAGAACAGAAAACAGAAACTATCAGAACATTTTTTTAAGTATATTAGCAGGATAAACGATATAATTTTTATGATTAATAATTTACTTAATAATATTGAAGAAGGTAATACACCGGAATCCAGAAAATATGATATTAAAAAAAGAATTATTAAAATTGATGATGGTAATATAAAAAACCTAAAAATTAATTTTATTAAAACAATACCTCTTAGTAATTTACCTAATCTTAATACAATATTTGAAGAATTAAACTTATTTTTTTATAAAGTAAAAAAAAACAGATACGGATTTAAAAATATAGATAATTATGGAACAGATGAATATATTATTAATTATATAATTGATAAGTATTTTGATAGCAATAATACAATAAAACTAGAACAAATTTCTCCTGAAATAGTTAAAAATTTCAATATAAGTACAAGTGAAGCCACTAAATTATTCAATAAGATATTTTCTAGCGATATGAGAGATGAAAAAATGATTAAGGATAAAAGAAAGAATGAAATTAATAAAATAGAAGTTTATTTTGATAATATCATGGGAAAACAAAAAACTCTTATAAATTTTACCTGTCAGAACATAAATCAATTAGTATTTATTAATGAATTATTAAATTTATCTATAAGCGAACTCAATAATTTTGAGAATAGAAAGAAATCAATTAAACCAGAAATAGAAAAAAAACCTCAATCTATTCTTGATAGAATAAGAAGTTTTAGTAACTCTAATTCATTTATTAATAATGATAATAGTAATAATTTTTCACTTATTAATAATTCAATAAATAATAATTCTATTGAAGAAAATAGTAAAAATAATCAAGTCCAAACTAAAAAAAAAGAAAATAAAGATGATTTTAAACCAGAAAGAATTGATGATTTAGATTACTTGAATATGCCCGTTGGAAATTACTTTAAAAAAATGAGAAATAAATATGATAAGGATTTTTTTAAGAATAGTAATTTCACTAGAGGATGTCCAGCGGTTGAAGATAGAACACCTACAATAGTTTCTCTTAAATTATGGAATTATATTACAGAAAATAAGAAATTGTCTGATGCTTTAGATAAAAATAATAAGAATGATAATATTGATAGTGATAAATATAGAGTTATAATAGGTTCAGATGGAAATAAAAATGTTTATATATGTCCACGTATATTTTGTGTTAGGTGTATGGTACCTGTAAAAGTAAAAGATTTTATTGAGAATGATAATAGATGTCCATATTGTAATGGAAAACCTACAAAAATAAAAGGTGTAAAAGGAGTATTTGATGAAGAACATACAATAAAAATTAGATCACATAGTTATTGGAAAAATAATAAGTGGGAAAAAATAGAAGTACAGTGTGTGGATTGTCAGGAAAAAATGAAGTATTTTGATTTTTATAATCATGATTATAAGTGTATTTTTTGTGATAGTGAAAATGTAAATGTTAATGAAGATGAATTATTACCATTCTTGCTAGAATTAAAAGATAATAATATAAAAATACCTCAAATATTAGAGGAATCCACCAGTCCTATGTATCCTAGAAAAAAACAAGGTAGTTTGTTTCCTTGTTGTGATAAATCCTCTGAAGAAAAGAAAAATAAGGAAACTAAGGAAGATTATTTTAAGGATTCCAGCACTAAATTGTCACATGATGAGATTGGTTTATTAACAAATGATTTGAATGATTTATTTAATAATAGAAATTCAGATAGTATAAAAAATGGTGATTTTGTAAAAACTCGAACGAATAAAAATAAGAAATATTACAAATATAGATTTTATGAGAAAATTAAAATTCTAGCATTTGATAAAAAGAAAGATTTAGTAAATAGAAAAATGTTATTTAGGTTAGGAACAAATAATGTAAATGAAAATAATTCATTTTTAGTTGCTCTTCATAAATTAAAATGTATTTCGGAACATGAATTAGATAATTCTAAAAAAGACAGAACACCATTTAATATAAAACAAATTTTAGATACAATTAATCCGTTAGAATTTGCGGCAGCTGATAATGGTAATCTACATGAATTGTTTTCAACAAAAGTTCAAGAAATAGACTACGATAGTGACGAATATAATGATTTCTTTAATAAAATTAAAAAAGTTAAATTAGATAAAGATAGTGTTGAAGTTAAAAATCTTTATAATTCATTTATGAATTTTAGAAAATACACAGAAGATAAAAAAATATTCAAAAATAGTCTCTATTACATAGATTTACTAAATAGAGCAAATATTCTACTAGATAAAAATTATAACATTGTTGTAATTGAAAAGGTATTAGGAGAAGATAAAAATATAACAGTTAATTGTCCACTTCATAATTTTAATCAAAAATTAGATTCTATTTTCCTTATTAAATTTATAGATGAAAGGAATAAAGAATATTATGAGCCACTTATTAAATTAAATTTAAACAAAGATGATAAATCCATGCAGTTTAGTTTTACTAAACAGGACCCACATTTATCAACTTTGTTTAAAATAATTGAAGATATGTGTTTAAAAAATGTAGATACGCATTCGAACTTAGAAAATGTATCAAATATCCTTAAAAGTAGAATTAAGTACCATGTAATTAATAAAAATTTTAAAGTTATAGGATTTATAATTGATAATGGATTATACATTCCGATTGTTCCTTCTGGCATGAAACTAAATATTTCTGTTCTTAAAAAATATGAAATTATTACATATCAACAAGTATTAGATAGAAAACTATTACTTTCTTATCAAGAATATAAATCTAAAATTAAAGAATTTATAGAATTAAAAGGTTCTTTGGAAGAAGAAAGAAAAACATACCTAAATAAAAAAATAAATGGTATTATTACTAAAAATAATCTCTTTATCCCTTTAATTGGAGAGGACTCATATGTAGGTCCAGGTAATCATTTAGACAGAGAACTAGATATTGATAATTTAATTTATAATAATCCAAATGAAAAGAAAAATAATAAAACTAAAAAAATGAATGATTATAAAGAAAAAGAAACTGAATATTTAGAAAAAAAGATATTGATAAATAAAACATTATTAAGAAAAGAAAATAAAGATACAAACCTAAATATTTATAGAGTTATAGTAAATCCTGTTTTAGAGAAAAAAGATAAGAAGAAATTAATTAAAAGTGAGATATTGAAATTAGATTTAGATGTAAGTAATAAATTATTAGATGAAATTTTAATTAATGAAAAAAATGCAATTCAATTTATTCAACATAGATTTAGACCTAAAAAAGAAAAAAAAACTAGTAAAAACAATATAAATATAAGAGGCGACGAATTCAATAATATTAGAAAAGAATTATACGGTAAAAAGAAATATAAATATGAAAAGGAAATTAATTTATTTAATACTAAAATATTGAAGAAAAGAGCAGTAGATAATAAATATAAATTAAATAATGTTGAAAGTATTAAGGAATCGGTTATAGATAATTTGAGTTTGGATAATAAAAAGGTAAAATTAGATCCTAATATTAAAGTGCCTAAAGTGACAGGTAAAACAATAGATATGTTTGGATATGATAGAAAAGAAGAAAAAAATCTTAAGGTAGGAGAATGTAAAATACCATTTAAAACAAGATACAATAGTTATAAAGATGACCGTCGAACTCAAACTAAACAAAATACAGAATATTTCTACGATTGTATCCCAACTAGTGATGGTCCAATATGTCCAACTGGAGATTTAAAAGAAGGAGAATTATTTAAAAGAAATTTACATGAATATGCCTATTGTGATTACAATGATTATTTTGATAGACAAGAAAAAAATATAAAAGAAAATAAAGAATTCAAATTTAATGAGGAAGAGTGCGGAGAAGAACCCATATTTATTAGAAGAAAAACCAAAGGTGGAATAACAGATAATGTAAAAATTACTAAAAAATGTCTAATTAATCAGTCAAGAGATAAGACTGCTTTTAATAAAAAAAATCCAAAGGAAACATTTAAATGTTTATCAAAAACTAAAAAAGGATTAAAATTATACACTGAAAAAGAAGCAAAAGATTGTTTTATTAATAAATAATTGTATTATTAATAAATAATTGTATAATCAATTAATAAATTATATTTTGTTTTGATTTAAAAATTTTATTAAGTTTAAAAATTAAGGATTTATTATTTTTATTTTAAAATTTTATATGAATAATAATACTTCTCTTTTATCTGAATATATATCTGCCACTAAAGTCAAGAATTATGTTCTTGATGACCCTTTATTGGACTGGTTAAACCTTTATGGTGAAAATATTGGTTTAATTAAAAAGAAAAATGAAAATAAATTTACAGATTTTTTAAAAAATAAGGGTGTAGAATTTGAGGAAAAAATATTTAATCATATCAGAAATAAATATTATAGTAAAACTTTAGATATAAACTTATCAGAAAATCAAGGAGATATTTTAACATATTACCTAAATAAATATCGTGAAACTATAAGTCTAATGAATAATGGAATACCAATTATATTCCATGGTGTTTTATTTGATTTGGAAAGTAAATTATTTGGAATACCTGATATAATTATAAGGAGTGACTATATTAATAAGATTTTAAATTATCCTTGTATTGATAAAATAGAGGATATGAACCAGGGTTGTAATTTTAGTAACAGATGGCACTATTTAATCATAGATATAAAATATTCAAATCTTGTTTTTAAAAAAGGTAATAATACCTTAAATAACGTAGGGATGTTTTCTTATTATAAATCTCAAGTAATGATATATAATAAATGTTTATCTTATACTCAAAGTTATAAACCAAAGAATGCTTATATTTTGGGAAGAAAGTGGCTCAAGGAGGGCAAAAAAGGTAATAATAGTTTTGATTATTTAGGTCAAGTAGATATTTTAGGTAAGGATAGAGAATTATATATTAAGACAGAAATGGCAATTGGTTGGTTAAGAAACCTACATTTTTTTGGTGCTGAATGGGATATTTTTAATCCTACTATTAAAGAACTTTACCCAAATATGAATAATAGTAATTATGATAGTGAATGGAGACATGTAAAAGAAGAAATCTCATTAATAAATTATGATATAACAAATTTATGGAATTGTGGAATTAAGGAGAGAAATAATTGTTTTAAGAGAAAGATTTATGATTGGTATAATCCTGACTGTAATTCTCTTTCATTAAATATAAAAGGTAAAAGAGGAAAGATTATTGATAGTATATTAGATATTAACAGAAATGAAGATGATATTATCATTTCACCTAGAAGAATTAAAAATAAAGATAACTTAGAAAAAATTAAAAAGAATAATTTAGAATTTATAGTAGATTTCGAAACAGTTAATGACCTTAATGATAACTTTAAGAAACTTCCATATAGTAATTTTAATACATGTATATTCATGATTGGAGTTATAGTAAATTATAGGGAAAATGAAGAATTTAAGAGTGAATTTAAATGTTTTATAGTTGAAGATTTTAGTAAAAAGGAAGAGAAGAGAATAATAAATGAATGGTTGGACTTTATGGATATGATGACTGAAAAATATAATATTCCAGAACCTAAAATTTATCATTGGAGTAATGCTGAACCTAACTTTTATAAAAATGCAGTTCTTAGGAATAAGAAAATATTTGATTGGAGAAAATTAAATTTTGTTGATTTACTTGATATTTTCAAGGAAGAACCAATTTCAATTAAGGGAGTATTAGGTTTTGGATTGAAGGAAATTTCTAAAGCATTATTTAATTATGGAATTATAAAAACAACTTGGGATATGGATATGGATGGAAGAATAGCAATGTTAGAAGCCGAAAATGCCATGACAGAGAGTAAAAGAGATAATAAGTTATTTTCAAAAATGGATATAGTAGATGTAATAAGAAAATATAATTTTATTGATTGTCAAGTTTTAAATGAAATACTAGATTTTTTAAGATAAATAAATGTTTTAAGTTCATATTTATATATTATTTAAGTTTATATTATTATATTAATTAATAATAATATGAACAATAATACTTTCTTTAGTTCTAAGAATAAAGATTTACTATATAATATTTGTAGAGATGAAATCTATCGTGACAATAACTACAGTATTGATGATAACAAAAAATACTATAAAACATTTG